CGGTGTACCACTGGCCGTACTTTTTACGGCCGGGCCCGACCGGATACCCCTCGAGGAGCTCCGCTTTCGTATCGCTCGCGGCCCGTTGCACGATTTCGCCGGCGTCCGTCACGAGCGCGTCCGGGAGTTGTGCCAGCATGGCCGAAAACTCATTGAGGCCCGTCCACGTGACCGACACGCTCATACGTGCCTCGTCGGCGGAAACGTCGCGCCGGCGGCGACCGGCCGCGGATCGCGTTCGGCCAGGTATTCGGCGGCCGTGACGCGGAGGTATCGGCGGCCCATATCGACGATTTCGACGCCGAGCACGTCGTACCGATGCTCGACCGTCGGATCCTCGAGATCCGGGACCCAGATCCGACAGAGCGCCGTGAGCGTCGGATGATAGTCGCCGCGGAGGAGTTGTGTCGCTGAGCTCGAGACACCTTTCGCGACCGGCCGCTCAACATCCCGCGCGTTGAAATTCTCAATCGAGCACCACCAGACCGGCGGATCGAGCGGGAGCCAGTTCTCGATCCACCCGCCGCGGCCGTCTTTCGTCGGCGCCGCCGGTTTCTCCACTTTCGTCTTATGCGTGTACATAGTTCACGCGAGCGCCGAATCCCGATGCTGTTTTACGAGCCGCTCGATCGTGTCGAGCGTCTTTTTCCATTCGTCGCCCTGGCGATCGAGGCCTGGCCGCATGACATTCTCGAGGTACACGCGAACGGCCGCCTTGAGGACGCGCGGCGCGTTCGTCTCATCCCAGGCGGGATCGTTCGCCCGATCGACGAGGCGCCGGACGTATTCAGAGGCCTCCGCGATCGCCGCGTCGAGATCGGCCTCGATCTCCGGTTGCGCGCTCGAGAGCACGAGCCGGAGCCATGTCGCCGCTTCGTCCTTCGAGACGAGGTTTCCGCCCTCGATCGGAAACGTGAGATCCGGCGGCGCCGGCGTCGTCATGTCGGCCGCCGATCCCGGCCGTCCCGGCCGCGTTTGACGGCGAGCGTCCACGCGGCGGCGCCCTCGAGCGTCTCCGGACGCGAGCTCGTCGCCGCGCGCGCGATCCATGTCGAGCCGCCATACGTGACGCAATCGCCGGCGGCGTACGCCTGGCCGGCCTGATAGACGCCGCGGTAGAGCGGCCAGGGAATCGCGAGCGCGCCGATTTCCTTTGTCCGGCCCTCTCGAGACGCCAGGATCGCGATCGTCCGATCGTCCCGGAGCTCCGCCGCGAGCTCCTCGAATCCGAGGCCGTCGAGGCCGTCCCGGCCTGGCGCGCCGTCTTTCCCGTCGACGCCTGGCGGCCCGGCGAGGAGCGGCCGGATCTCCGCCGCGGCCAGGCGCTCGCGGACGCCGGCGAGATCGGCGGCGAGCTGCTCGAGCGGCCGGCCGGCGCCCTCGAGCGCCAGGAGGCGCGCCTCGAGCGGCGCGAGCATGGCGCGAACCGTGAGCACAACCGCCGCGGCGGCCTCGTCAGGACTCATGTATAAACGCCTTCGTTTGGAGCGCGGTTACGAATGCGGCGAGGAGCTCGTCGGCCGCGGCCGGCGCCGCCGGCGCCGGCGGTTGCGCGAGCGGATCGTTTTCGTCGCGCGACGCGAGCGCCTCGAGCGAGTAGTACTGTTGTTGGAGGTACGGCGTCGCGCCGCCGGCGACCGGGCCCAGGCCGAAATACTTGTATCGCGCCTCGTTCGGCGAGAGCGCGCCGGCGCCGATCGTTTCCGCGGCCGCTTTCGTCCGCGTCTCTGTGTCCATCCAAATGAGCCCGTCGATATCGAGCTCCGTTCCGAGGTTCGGCGCGAGCTCGAGGCCGTCGTCGAGCGCGCCCTCGAAATTCACGAGGAGCGTTTGTAAACACTGCGAGTAGTACTGCCGAAACAGGTACTCCTGTTTCCCGTACGGCGGTTGCTGCGAGGTATCAATCAGCGAAACCGGGACGTGATAACACTTACAGATCTCCGCCGTCGTCCATTTGAGTTGATTGATCAATTCGGCATCAACCGCCGTAATGGACATTTGCTCGTACTTGAGGCCGTCGGACAGGACGGCGACTTTTCCCGCGTTCGTTCCGGAGAATTTCTCCTCCCAGTACGCCTTGAATCGATCGGCCGTGTCTTGTGGGACCGGGCCCGGCGCCGTGAGCACGCCGGACGGCCGCGAACCGTTCGCGAAAAACGTCGTCGCGTTCGCTGAAATCGTGAGGCCCTGTGTCGCCGCCGCGGCCGCCGCGAAAATCGGCGAGACGCCGATCAACGGATGGAAAATCGGGTACATGAGATCGTGTATGACCTCGCGCGCCGGGACGACCAGGCCGCCGCGCGGCCCGACGGTATCGAGCGGCGGGATCTCGAGGCCGGGAATCGGCGCCGGCCCGTTCGTCGAAAACATCCCGGCGCCGAGCTCGTAATAGATCGCGCCGTCCGGCGCGACGAGCGGCCATACCTTCGACGGATCGAGGACGTAGAGCGCGGAGACGACGCCGCGGAGATCGCGCTCCTTCAGGACGTACGTATTGCCGTTATTGAGTTTCGAGAGAATCCATTGCTCGACAAATTTCGGCGGGATCTGGTAGCGATTCGGCCGCCGGAGGAGCGGCGTATACGCCGGGTTTGTCGTCGGCGTCCAGACGCCGGCGCCGTCGTCCTGTACGAGTCGGAGCTCGAGTTTCGCGATATCCGTCGCGATCAACGTGACACAGGAGAACGCCGTCGGATTCGAGATCGGCGAGTCGACGACGAGCGATTGATTCTGTTGCCAGGCGCCGGTAAACGGTTCGCGGACGACGCTCGTCCAGCCGCCGCCGCCTGGCCCTCGATTGATCGGTTCGAGCGCCGTCGGGAGCCGCCGCGTCACCTTGAGCGGCGACCGGAGCGCGAATTGTAGGCCGAAGATCTCCACGCCTCGAGCTCCTCGAGCTCGCCGGCGAGATCGGCCGCGGACTTTCTAGGGTGTAGCGCCTCCCAATAGGCCGCGGGATTCCGTCTCGCCGGCGAAACCGTTAGACCGGGTACGCCGTCCCGGAGATGTACTTGACGGCCGTGAGCACGGCGCGATTCCAGTTGATGTACCGCTCTGCCCGGAGGCCGATCAAATTGTTTTGCCAGAGCGAGACATAGACCGTTGTCGCGTCCGCGGGATCCATTGGCGCCGAATCCATTTGTACGGACGCCTCGCGCGAGACATCGATCGAGACGCCGCCCTCGTCGGCGATGAGAATGTACGAGGGATCAAAGGCGACGATGTTTGTCCCGACGACGCTCGAGGTAAGGACCGTGATCCCGCCGAGCAAGGTTCCGCCAGTAACCGACATGCCAGGAAATTCCGGCGCGCCCATCGCATTCTTTTTCGTCGCGAGGACGAGCGCGTTTGTCGGCGACATGACGACGACGAGGCCGGACAGCGGGATTCCCGCCGTGACAAACCACCCGAGAAGCGTATGGATGTCGTTCAGCGGATCGGCCGTCGCCGGGATCGCGACCGTGCCGTTTGTGATCGACGCCGGATGGACGCCGGCCAGGAGCGCGACGGCGGGATCCAGAAACTGTTGATCCAGGAATCCCGCGATCCCTTTGATCATTTCGTCGCGAATGAGCGCCTCCGCCGACGGGACCGACAGGCGCGCGAGCTCGTCCGTCAGAACGATAATCCCGGCGGCCTTCGAGACGCTGAGGCGCGCCGTCCCGTACGCCGCCGCGGTAACGGGTTTCGGTTTCGCCTCGCCGACCCAGTTGTAGGTACCGCCGCCGGTTTGCATCGGGACGGCCGCGTTGAACGGAACCGTCCGGAGGCCGGGTACGCGGCCGATTACCGTCGCCGGCCGGAGGAGCTCGATAAACTCGCCGGTAATGTTCGTCGTCGGGACGAGCGGCCCGGCCCAGGTCGGATCCGTCGTCGTCGCCGGCGCGACGGCCGCCTTGAGAAAGAGCTCGACCTCCGGCGTATCTTTGTACGACTTCGAGAGCTCGATCGCCATCATGCGATCGCCCTTCGCGCGGAGGAGCGCGGACGCCGCGCGCGCCAGGCGGATCCCCGGTTCAATTTTCGGTTTCAGCGGAAACACGATCGACGGCGCCGGCGCGCCCGGCGCGACGACCGGCGCCGCGGCCGCGCGATTGCTTTTCTCGAGGAGCCGGAGCCGCTCGAGCTGCTCGTCGATTCGGCCGACGGTTGTCGCGTGCTCGTCGTACGTCGTCGCGTCGTCGCCCTCGAGCGCGAGGCCGGCCTCCGCGGATTTCGTCATTAGCGCATTCATGGCGGCGACTTTCGCCGCGCGCGTGTTTTCCCATTGCGTGATCTGTTCGGCGGTTGTCATAGCGGATCCTGTGACGCGTAAGCCCGGAGCGCCGGGAGATTGCAGGCCGGCCGCGGCCTTGATTTGCAAGATCGTCGCGTCCGCATTCGAGGGAATCGAGACGAGCGAGATCTCGCAGATTTCGATTTTCGCGAGTTTCAAAACGCCGGAGGCGAGGCGCTCGATTGCGCGATCGAGCACGCGGAATCCGATCGAGACGCCGCGGACGACTTTCGCGGCGACGCTTTGCCGCGCCTCGTCGGTTCGCGCCTTGAGCGGCCCGGCCTCGTCGACGTGCGCGATTTCGGCATCAAAGACGATCGCCGAATCGGTTTTCGTGAGCCAGGCCGTGCCGATCGGTTCGCGTTGATTGTGGTGCCAGAGGAGCGGGACGGGATTCTTAAACGTGACGCCGGCGAGATCGATTACCTGGCCGTCGCGATCGGTTGTCGGCGTCGAGGCGATCCCGGAGAATCGGCCGCCGGCGAGCGCCTTAACCTCGAGCCGCGCGTACGCTTGTTCCACGAGGGCCGCCAGAATCGCCGGCGGCCGCGGTTATTGTCGAGTTTTCATATTTTTTCGGAGGCGCCGGCGAACGACTTCGGCGATCGAAATGTCGCGCCGGATGGCCTGGCGCGCGAGCTCGTCGTATTGTTTCGTCGGGACGGTCAGGAGGATCGGCGTCGAGGTATCGCCGGCGGCGAGCCGCGGCCGGCCTGGCCGTTTCGACATACGGCGCTCCTCAGAAAATCATGATCTGATAATTCGGCGGTTTCGGCCGCCGGACAATGCGATCGAGCGCCATGTCGAGCGCGACCTGTCCGTCGATTTTATCCGCGGATCGCTCTTTCGCCGGCCGGATTTCGCCGCGCGTGCCATGTCGGACGACGTAGTTTCCGGCCATCCACGAGAGGATCGGATCGTTGCCGTGACAGAGGAGGCCGGCCGTGATGAGCTCGAGTTTCTTTCGGATCGCCTCGTTCAATTGAAAGCCTTGCCCGGTGTGCACCATGACGATCCCCAGGCCGCCCAGGTTTTGCGCCATTTGTTCCGCGAAACGGTTATCGTACGCGACCTCGCGGATCCCGTTTATCCGACAGTCCGCGGCGACCGCGGCCTCGATCACGGCGTAATCGGTCGTCGGCCCAGGCGTGACGATCAACCCGCGGCGCCGGAATTCGTCGTACGGCCTCGAGGGAAATTTCTCGAGCGCGCCCTCCGGGATCCAGAACCGACATTTCGCCACGAGCCGGCCGTCGTCGAGCATCCAGACGCGAACCCAGGCGGAGAAATCGTCCGATTGTCCGAGATCGAGGCCGCCGTACGCCGGGACGCCGACGAGCTCGCGATCGTCCGGCGGCGCCTGGCAGGCAAACCATTGCGCGAGCGCGATCGCGCGCGTAATGGCTTGCGTCCAGACGCAGAAATTGAATCGCAGGAGATCCGAGACGGATTCCGGCCGGCCTTTCGCCTGGCCGACGAGCTCGCGGAGGTACGACCAGGGGAGCGAGATTCCGAGATTCGGGTTTGCTTTCAGCCAGTGCGGGCCCTCCGTCCGCCAATCATCGCAGTCCGCGCACTCGTCGGAGGGAAACTCTTTCCCGGCCGCCTGGCAGGCCGCACAGGGATCCATCCCGCACACGTACGCGAACCATGTCGGATCATCGACGGCGCCCTCGAGGACTTGTCTCGAGTAATCGTGATCCCGCCAGCATATCGACGTGCGATCGAATCCGCTATTCGTCGTCCGCATCACGAGCGCGTTGCGGCGGCCTTTCGTCCCGCGTCGCATCTTCGAGACAACGACCGGCGTCGCGTGCTCGTGCTCCTCGTCGAGGAGCGCGCCGTGTACGCGTTTCCCGTCGAGGCCGCGTTTTTCGCTCGAGATCGCGCGGAGAAACGATCCGGTTTCGACGACGGCGAGATTATTCGCGGTTTGCTGAATCAACGATCGGAGCGCCGGCGACGCGCGAACCATCTTTTCGGCGTCCGCAAACGCGATCCGTGCTTGTTCGCGCGAGACAGCGGCAAAAAACACTTGGGCCGCCGGTTCGCCGTCGGCGACCAATAAGTAGAGCATGAGGCCGGCGCCGTTCGGCGTTTTCCCATTGCCTTTTCCGATCTCCACGTACGCATCATGGAATCGACGCGTCCCGGCGGCCGTGTACCAGCCCATGAGCGATCCGTTAATGAATTTCTGCCACGGTTGGAGTTGAAACGGCCGGCCGTCCTCCGGTTCGGCCTCGTCCTCGAGCTGCTCGCCGGCCGCCGTGATCTCCGGGAGGCAGAGAACCTCCGCGAAAAACTCGATTACGCGCGCGGCCTCCGCCGGCCGCCATTCGAGGCCGTTTCCCGGTTGCTCCTCGAGATCGCGGAGATGGCGCGCGGCCGCCAGGCGAACGAGCCGGCCGGCGACGAGCTCGCCGGCGACGACGGCGCGCGCGTACGCCGTGACCTCATCAACCGGCCGCGGCGGTTGCGGTTCAGTCCTCGCCGCAGTAGCAGGACGGGATCGTTTCGGTTTCGATTTCGGCCTCGAGCGTTTCGGCAAAGAGATCTCCTTGATCGAGGAGCTCCGCGTAGGCCGGTTCGTGCGCGCGAAATGTCGCGCCGATCTCGCGCTCGCGTTCGATCCACCATTGCAGGAGATCCGGACGCGCGCGCGCAATGTTTTGCCGGAGCCGTACGCCTTTCAGAAAACAGAGATCGCAATTGCCCTCGCCTGGCCGGAGCTCGAGATCGAACGGTTGCGATCGCCAGAATGCGAGTACATCGGCGCGCGTTACGCCGGCGTCCGCGAGCGGGAGCGCGAGCTCGTCGCCGGCCCTGGCCGCGGCCTCGCGCATATTCGCGATCCGTTTTTTCTCGTCGGCCCGTATACCGAGCACCTTTGTAAACTCCTCGAATCCGCGCGCGCGCATGTAATCGTCCATCGGCCGGATCTTGAGCTCTTGCGTACAGAATCGCGCGACCGGATTCGGGAGATACCGCCGATCGCGGATCAATTGCGTAAAGTAGCCCGGCCGATTGACCCAGGCGATCGGGACGTTCCACGCCTCCGCGCATCGTCGGACGAATTGATACGTCTCCGCGCGCTCGCGGCCCGTATCGGCAAACACGATCGATACATCCGGCCGGAGCCCCTCGTCGAGGATCCGCCGGAGCATGTACGCGCTCGTCCGGCCGCCGGAAAACGCGACGAGCGCCGGGCCCTCGATCGCAAACGGCGTCATCGGCGGAGAAATTTCTCGAGCGGATTCACTGGCGGCGCCGGCGCGAGCGCCGCGGTTTTCGTGACGCGCGAACGCGCCGCCGGCGTCATGCCGAAATCCGCCATCAACGATCGCGCGAGCGCGAGCGCGCGGTTTGCCATCCCGACATACGGCGATTGCATTTGGAAACCGTTCGGGCCGATTACCGTATCGCGTTTCCTGGCGGCCCTCGAGAATCGCCGCCAGTCCGAGAGCGCGACGCAGAGCGCCGCGAGCGCCGCGAGATCGAGCTCCGAGAGGAGGCCGTTTTTCGAGAGGAGCGGCGCGATCGCGCGCCAGTCTTTCCGCGCGTCCGCGAACAGCCAGGCCGGCGGCGCCTCGAGGCCGTCCACGAGCGCCGGCGCCGGTTCGTTCGTCGGGAGCGGCCGGCGGCCGGGATTGCCGCGGAGGAGTTTTAATTGCGTCGGGATCGGTTTCCGACCGCGCATACACCTACAGGTAATCCCTCCGGATCCGCTCGAGCTCCTCCCGGTAACGCCGGCGAATCCGGCGCCATTCGCGCCAGGTTGCGAGCGCGCCGGCCGCCGACAGGCCGACGGCGATCGCGACGACGATCGAGAGGAGCTCGCCGGCGATTTCAGTACTGCAATCGATCGCGGTAACGTGTTGCATATACCCGCCGCGAATTTCGCGACCGAACGCAAAAGGG